GATGAAGGTAGAGATATTGATATTCTTGCTTTAAGTAGTGGTGAATTAGCGAGAGTTAATACATCAACTTTATTAGCAATTAGAAAACTAATGAGTACCTTATCTAAGTCTAAAATCAATGTTCTGTTTCTAGATGAAGTAATTGGGGTTCTTGATGATGAAGGTAGGGAGAAGCTTATTGAAGTATTACTAAAAGAGCATGACCTAAATACTTTCTTAGTATCCCATGGTTGGTCTCATCCTTTACTTAGTAAGATTAATGTAGTTAAGGAAGAGAACCAGTCGAGGTTAGAATGGCAGTAGCAAACAAAAGTAAGGCTAAAGGTACCAGGGCGGAGGCGGCCGCGTGTGTAGTATTAAGAAAAGCTACCGGGTGGAACTGGGAGCGAATACCTCTTAGTGGTGCCCTGGATGCAAAGCACGGGCTTAAAGGAGATGTTTACATTCCTAAAGAGCTAATGAAGTATAGTGTTGAAGTGAAACACTATAAAGACGACCACCTTACTAGTAAACTACTAACAGGTAAAACTCCTCAGATAGTTGAGTGGTGGGAGCAAACATTAAGAGAGCAAAGAGAGAATGAAGCGGACCACCCTTTACTTGTATTTAAGTTTGATAGAAGTAAGTGGTTCTGTGCGTTTTTACAGGAACCCGTAAATGACTATAGGCACTTGTACTACTCAGAAGGCTTTTATATGGCTAAGTTAGATGATTACCTTACCGATCGCTGTAAAGACGATTGGGTTTGGCAAAGAAGTTAAGACGTAGAAAACCCGCAATTAAGCGGGTTTTTTATTAAGTATTATAAATGAACTTATCTAAATACTCTTTCTGACTAATTAGTACACTAGTGTCAAAATTACGTATTTTGTTCATTTGAATACGTGCGTTTCGCTCATCCATTTCTTTATATTTAAACTTATTCTGTGGTCGAAAGTTTGAGTCTGAGTAGGTAGGTAGTGTCATATCCTCAGTATCCGGGAAACCGTCCCCTACGGGATAGTACTCGAACCCTACCAGTTTAGCATACCAACATGTAGGGTAGAACAGAATATCATCCTTAGGGGGCAGCATAGCAGTCTTACAGTCCTCTAGCCACTCTTTCATCCTAGGTCTTATTTGAGTAGGATTTTGTGACTTAAACCTCCAGAAGGCCGAGTCTTGTCTATGGCTCATATAGTATTGTGAAGATATCCAGTCTAAAGTATCGAATAGTGTTGCCTCGAACTTATCGTTACATTCCTCTTTGGTCATATTACCATTAAATACCTCATGAATATTAACTAGCAGGAACTGCACTATCATAAGTAGAGTTGCTTCCATTGGCTCAATAAACCCTGCAGACATACCAATAGCAATTACATTCTTAGACCAAGGACGTGAATAGTGCCCTGTCTTAATATCCATATGCATAATTGAGTCTTTTATAGCTCTATCACCTCCGATATTATCTAATAGTTCTTTTTCAGCATCCTTTGGACTCTGGAACTCTGAGGAGTACACGTACCCATTTACCACCCTATCGTATAAAGGTATATCCCACATCCACCCACTAGAAAGCGCTTTTGCTCCGGTACGAGGGCACATCTGAGATTCTACATCAGTATACTTTGTATCTACAACGATAGCTTTATCGTGAGATAAGTAAGGGTCTAAGGGGATTTTCCCCTCTGGGCATACTGCATCTATAAGCATAGCTTTAGACCCTGTACAATCAATAAATAAATCAGCCGTGTATGTATTACCGTTGGAAGCTACTAGTCCGGTAACTCCGATATCACTCGTCTGAACCTCTTCAATAGTAGTTTGGACAAATTTAATATCATCCCTAATCCTATTTTTTAGGAAGTCATTTAATAATCCTGAGTCTACATTGTACGCCCAAGGGTCGGGGTGCCCACCCCAGGATTTTTTAGGCATATAGGGGTAAGCAAGCTCCCCGTCCTTATTCATTAAGAATTTACCTGAATCATTAATTCCAATATGTGATGAATATATTCTTGATAAATAAAAGTCTGAGCTAGGCAGGTTTTCCTCAACCCTATGCTTATTCCAATAGCAGTGCCAATCCTCTTCACCCTCGAATGTATTCCACATTCGTGAACCGATATGATCGAAATCATCATATAGCACCCCAAGTTTATAAGTTGCCTTACAGGCAGGCATCCATTCGGACTCGGATTTAATACCAATATCTTCAAAAAACCTTTTTAAATATGGAGTGGTAGACGCAGACATTTCAATAGGTTTAAAGTCTGGAGACTCTATAACCGTAATATCATAACAGTTTTTCGCATGAAAATATGAAGCACTCATCCACCCGGATGTTCCTCCGCCTAAGATTACAATTTTCTTCCTCATAACTGTATAGTTCCTTTGGTTATATTAAATTTTTTATTTATTACTCTTCTCTAGCCACACATCGTGAACCTTTACTAGCTACATCATCCATGAACTTGGTATACTTACTATTAATAACTTGGTACGTGTCCTCTTTAAAGGACGCAATAGGTAGGTCAATGGCGGTACAAAACCTAAGCTCCGAGTCTGAATTAATGTACATTAGCATCTTACTCATAGCGGGACACGATACAAAACTGTCCGCTTTAAACTCTGGGTCATATGACTGTGTGTATTTGTACCCTAGAGACCTGGCAGCATCTTGGCACTTCTCGAATATCTCTACTGCTTCCTTGCCTTTTCTCCACTTATTTCCTCTACCTACGGATTCCCAAACTCGAAGTCTAGATATACCTAAATCAGATAGCTCTAAAAATATGGCTTCAATATCGGGTAAATTATACGCCCCTACTGTAACTGTACCCACAGTTTCTAGTCCCGCTTTTATGGACTGTTTAATAGCAGTTAGCTGTTTAATATAAGAGCCCAGTACTTTATGAACCCCATCGTGCCTCTTAGACCCTTGATAATTAAATTGTATCTGTCTAACCCCTAAACTCGCTAAGTCTTTAGCCCAGTCTCTGGACCAGTCCCCATGGGAGCATATATGTACCATAAAGTCTTTCGTGGCGTACTTCACCATCTCTAGGAAGTCTGGGTGTTCGGTGGGTTCTCCTCCACTTATAGTGATTTGGTGGAGGCCCATAACTTTTAACTTGGCTAATACGCTTACGAAGTCTGAAACGGACATTTCGGAGGATAAATCCCCGTCAAAACCCCCATAGCACCAAGCACAGCCATGAGAACACTTAGACGTAATATCTATGTAGCCCCACTTAGGTGTGCCAGAAAATTTATCAATCTTCTCGGTAGACGTATATTCTTTATCTTTTGAAAAACTAACTAAACACATTATTTCAGCTCCAGTGATTTACATGCATAGTTCCTATCCTTAGGATTAAACTTATACATCTTTAAATAAGTAGGGACCCCCTTAAGAAACGTTATAGCCCCCATTCTAACATTAGGCTTGTCCCACAGTTTATTATTGGAAAAGTATCTCCATCGATTAGCGATGCCTTCATGATGCCAATCGGCAGGATAAGTGTCCAGGGTGTGCCCCTTTTCTAAGGGGAAGGGTAGTTTATAGTACTCCGCCACTTTCTCCAACATTGTAGCATTCTCTACTTGAAACCACAAGTCACAATAATCACTATAATCCTTATCCGTTATAAAAGTACTACACATAACCCATAAATCTACACTAGGACATAGATCAAGCTTAGAAGTATCCACTACGTGATCACTTCTAAGGTTCAAAGCCCTTAGTAAAGTAGGAAAGGGGACGTACTGTTTTGACCTTTGGGTACCATCTGGGTACTTTTTTATAGCATAGATCGGGTACACCTCATTATGGTAAATATTGTTGTCCCAGTCCATAAAGTAGTAAGAGGATACATCCTCCATACTATATACAGTACCGGATTTTAAGGTCTTCTTTTTATACAGTTCTCCCTTATTAAAGTAGACTTCTTCCGATATCATACCCAGGTTGCATTATTAGATGATACCTCTAGTACTAGCTCGGAACTCTCTATGTAGTTAGGAGTAGTAATTATGCCCTGCACTGTAGATTCTACAGGCTCCCCAGCTTCGTTTACCTCGTAGACTTTAACGTCTCCAGTAGTTTCTGTATATATCATTGCTACACCTTTAATAGTATAGGTCCCCGCTTCAGGTAACACTAAACACATGGTAGGTTCCATTGGGGAGCTGTAGTTAAGAAAGGTGCCCTCTTCCGCGTCTACAGAATGTAGAACAGGAGTGCTCGAGGGATTAGTTACTGAGATAAAAGACCATACGGGAACCTGCCCCACTGCTAATCCTTCCCCAACTATTCTAAGGTTGATATTTTTGTTAGTATCTGCATCATTATTAGTTGCAGCTTCTTTAATTTGTATTGTTATAGCCATTATATTAAATTCCTGTTACTTGACTAGTATTACCAGTCTTTGTTGAGCCAGTACTTCCTGAAGCACCCGAACTGCCAGTACTTCCAGTTGACCCGGTTGAGCCTGCAGATCCTCCAGAACCTCCTGAAGCAGTATACCCATAAATAGGGTAAGTTCCACCATTATTGCCCGCGCTTCCTGAAGAGCCCCCGTTACCACCCGCCTGAGCCCATATTCCTGCAGCTCCACCATTACCTGGTCCAGAAGATGATCCAGCTGTTGCAGTAGCTGCCCAATTATTTCCTCCGTTATGTGCCTGACCTGCTCCTGCAGCTCCTCCTGAGGCTCCTTGCCCTCCACCCCCTCCAGGTCCTGGGTAATTCTGTGCTCCACTGTTATTTGAAGAAGCGCCTCCGCCTCCTCCGCCGCCGCCTCCACCAGAGCCGCCAGAGCCACCAGAGCCACCAGCTCCTCCACTGCCCCCACTTATAGTGCCTACAGTTGAAAAGTTAGTGCTTAAATTTGTTCCTGATTGTTGGTGATCAAACGCATGCCCCCCTGAACCGCCAGCACTGCCAGTATTTCCAGTACTGCCCGTACTTCCATTAGCTCCGGCATCACCCGACTGCCCGGCACCTCCATTTGCACTCCAACCTCCATCTCCCCCGTCTCCTCCATTCCCTAAAGACCCTGATGCTCCGTTACTGCCGTTTCCTCCGGCGGAGCCAGAGGCTCCACTTATAGTACCATTATTGATGATTTCTAGCTCAGAGCCCGACCCCCATCCTGTACCTGATAGTAGTGCAGCGGTACCTGTAGAAGAAGAACTTACAACAACTCCAGAGTTAATTGTAACACTTACTTTACCCGACCCACCAAAACCTGCTGATACAGCAGTACTGTAACAGTTGTAGTTAGACGTATTTGAAGAAATTACTAATGCAGTAACGTCTGACTTTCCATACCCATCAGCTGCTAGCCCGATTTGTCCAGAAGCTCGTTCACATAAGCCTCGTATATTACTACTACCTAGAGAAGCATTAGCAGTTGTTCGTGCTAGCCCCAATTCTACATTTACATCTCCGATAGTTATTTGTCCGGAATTTTGTAGTGCCATTATTTATTCTCCAATTTTTCAATTTTATCTGAAAGTTCCTTGATAGCTTCTACTAATAGACCAATTGTTTGATCGTATTGTAAGACTTTATACTCTTTATCATCGTCAACTTTTAGGGGTAATTTTTTATTAGTTACTGCTGACGGCAGTACCTTTTCAACCTCTTGTGCGATTAAACCTGCTGATTTCTTACCATCTGCTAGGTAAGTAAACGTACAACCGTTAAGTTGGTTAACTTTTGCCAAAGCATCTGTAATAGGCATTATACCTGTTTTTAACCTCTCATCAGATATAGTAGTAGAGTATGCAATAACATCCCCATCAGCATGTATATCACCATCTGCTTCAATTCTAACACGTTCACCAGCATTAACAAAAAATGATTGATGAGAGTTATTAGTCCAGCCAATATAATCCCCAGAGTCTAGCCCAATATGGGTGATTGAGTCCCTTAAGTCTGGCTCTACTGAGAACGTAGTTCCTGATAGGTCCATACCCGCACCCGCAGAGTAAGTAGTGTTAGTGTATGAAGTAATATACCCAGCACCGTTAGTGATTTGGTTATTATTAGTTACATTAGTCGCACTTGACGCAATACCATCCAGTTTAGATTGGTCTGCTGTTAGGAAAGTTCCAGTAGTTGCTTTTACTGCCGCAAGTCCTGCCAATTCACTATCCATCAACGCACCTGCTGCAGTGACATTTGTAGTATCAGTAACATCTGCAGATGCTTCAATAGCATTCAACTTAGAATGATCAGCATTAGTGAAGTCGTTAGTAGTTAAACCACCATCACCAACAGAATAGGTTGTATTATTATCAGGAACTGTAACTGCGTCCGTAGTACCATCACCACGTGCTAACGTAATTGTATGACCACTGATAGTCATTGCATCTGCTGCTGACCCTAAGGACTGATTGGAGGTCTTAGCGGTTTTAGTTGCTAAAGCAGTAGTCAATGTAGAGGCATAAGAAGCATCGTCGTTGATGGCAAATGCTAACTCATTAAGCGTATCTAGTGTACCAGGTGCTCCACCGATTAAATCAGTAAGTTCAGTCTGTACGTACGCTGTTGTAGCTACCTGAGTAGTGTTAGTGTTAGCCGCTGCTGTAGGAGCAAGAGGTGTACCTGTTAACGTAGGACTAGCTAAAGTAGCTTTTAAATCTAAAGCGGCCTGTAATCCATCCACATTACTAATAACATGGTTATGTGAATCGTCAACAACGGTCGCTGTTAAAGTTCCGTTACCTAAGTTAGTTAATGTAACATTACCAGTTAAATCGCCCCCTAAAGTAATAGTAGGGTCTGCAGTCGCAGTAGTTGCCATAGATACATTCCCTGTACCATCTACACTAGCAGATCCAGTTACAGCACCTGTTAGTGCTAGAGTTCTGGCGGATGCCCAAGCGCTAGCTGTAGCAGAATTACCTGTACAAGAGCCTGCAGAGCCAGAAGTATTACCGGTTACATTACCAGTTAAGGCCCCTGTAAAATCAGTAGCATGAATTTCAGCCCATTTCTTAGAAGAGGAACCTAGATCATATGTATTGGTTGCATCAGGAATGATATCAGAATTGATTTCTCCTCCGATAGTAACATTATCCGTACCTGCATCACCTAATGTGATTGTACCGCCATTTGCGGTCATTGTGCCAGTGATAACAGCGTTACCTCCGACATATAAATTTTCTTGTGTTGAAATACCACCAGTTACCTTTAAGGCACCAGTAGTAGAACTTGTTGCACTAGTAGCGCTAGCTACTGCAAGATCCGCTGTACTGTCAATAGTAAGCAAGCTTCCTGAGTGTGCATCAATAGTATTTACTTTTAAAGTAGACATATTTTATAATTCCTTATTTATGATATAGATAAGTTAGCGCCAGCACCAACATCTAAAGTTATTCCTGTGGCTACATCAACGGTTCCAGAAGAGGAAGCATTAAAGTTAGCAGCTACTGTGTAGTTTGCTGTAATAGTAGGTTGGGTAAGTAAGAATGGAGGGTTACCCCCGTCTACTTGAACTCCACCTACGTATAGAGTAGTACAATTAACTGTACCATTTACATCCAATTTATAGGAGGTATCCGGGGTTGCTGTACCTATTCCAACAGTTGAGGTATTGTAAATAAACGTACCACTGTCAGTCCAAATATTTGTAAGAGTTGTATTCTCCCACTTACTATTTGAGCTGTTATACTGTAGTACTTGGTCATTTGCTAAACCACTAACACTAACATCATCTAAGGAACTTACATTTCGAGTGGTTAACTCCAATATATTATTGGACGTATCTCTTACGAATAATTTCTTATCTGCTAAGTTAATAGCGATTTCACCTGCCTCTAGGTTGGCCGTACTGGGTACGTTACTAGCGGTGGTGGTTCTTTTCGGTTTAAATTTAATTGCCATTTGGCCCCCTTAATTTAATTTGCTATATAGCTGGGTTTATGAAGTGACCTATATAAGGTCTAGTCCGTTGTTATTAGATCTGAGACTTTTAATGTTGAACCTGTACACACTTTAACAACTACATCCACTGCTATTGCAGGATCAGAAGTTGACTCAGCGTTAAATGTACAAGGTATATCGTAACTTTCAGATATTAAAGAAGCGGATTCTGCGAACCACCCCGGACCTACTTTCTTACCAGTGGCAAGAGTTATCTGTCCGGAAGCGTTAAACCCACCGTCTATTTCTAATGTATAAGTACCTGAGTGGGTATTTTTACCCACTGAAGTTTTACTAGAGGTACTAGCCTCAACATAGTAAGTTCTACCTACGCTGGTACTCCATTCACCTAAGTCTCTGGTGTAGTTTTCCCATCTACTATTTGCACTGTTATAGTGCATTAGTTGTTCGTTGCTAGTACCAGATAAGTATATATCCTCCAAAGAGTTTACAGTTCTGGTTGTTAGTTCTAGTATGTTATTGGACGTATCTCTTACGAATAATTTCTTATCTGCTAGATTGATTGCGATTTCGCCCGCTTCTAAATTAGAAGTAGTAGGAACCGTTCCCGCACTAGTGGTACGTTTTGGTTTTATGATATGATTCATACTGTTTCCTATAACAATAGGAGGCATACGCCTCCTATTACCCTACTTAGAAGCTACCGCCATCTAAAACGCTAGAATTCAGTGAAGCTTCTAGTGTTCCTGTAATGATAGCGTTACCTCCAACATTTAAGATTGTTTGAGTTGATACACCACCGGCCACTCTTAAAGCACCTGAGGTACTATTAGTGGATGCGGTTGTTGCTTCAATGTTAAAATCAGCAGTACTATCCACATCAATTTTGGAGCCGGTATACGAATCTAAGTTATTTACTTGTAAAGTTGACATAAGGTATCCTCTATTCTAAACTTTTTGAAAAAA